AGCATTGCCATTCAGCTCGGTCCAATGCCCGAACGGTCGGCGCTTCCAGACGTAGAAGTTGTGGGAGTTGGAACCGATCGCGACGATGCGATCGCCCCGCTGGATCTCGACGCCGGCTGTGGTCATATCCCTGGCGCGAATCACGAGAACGCCGTCGTACTTCTCTCGGTCGCCGCCCTCCTCGGGAGTCTCCTGGTCGTAAACGTCCCAGGCGACCTGGGCCTCGAGCGTCACCCGAGTCTCCGGATAGCTGCCCGGGATGGACTCGTGCGCGTCCTCATCCTGTTGCCGGGAGGCACGGCTCAGGACCTCGATGGTGACCCAGATCGGTTCGATGAGCTCGTCCAGCACCGCTTACTCCATGATGTCGTATCCGACGCCGCGGACGATCGGCGCGCGTCGGTATTGGCGAAGGACGCTGGCGATCCCCGAGTCGCCGCTCACGAGCGCGTCCTGCGAGGGGGCGTCGACAGGCTTGTAGAGTGGCTGATACCACCTGGCCGACTTGTCGACCTGGACCTTGGTGATGAAGCCGCCAGAGACACCCGACGACGATCCGAACGGGTTCCCGCGCTGGACGAGCGCCAGCAAGGCCTTGCGGATGAGAAAAGGCGTCGAGCCATCCCGCTCGATGTAGCCAAAGGTCCCGACGATCTTCTGGTTCTTGGCCCCCCGGCGGAATCGCGCTCGGCCGGCGGATGCCGGACGCCGGTAGATGCTGTCCATGTTCTCTGAGACCAGGGCGATCCAGGGACTCAGACGGTCAGCCGGCGCGAGACGCTCCGTGTAGGCCCGGTAATCGTCGGCGCTCACCGCATTCACGAAGTCGCCATTCATGTAGAGAGCGCGAACGGAGATGATGGGGACGGGGAGGTCCAACGTCGCGATGTCGTTTCCATCGACCAGGAGCGAGACGGCCCGGGGCTCAAACCATTGCCCACCGGTGGCCTCCTCGATCCAGTTTTGCCAACCCCAAAGCCGGTCGAGGACCTCCGCGTCGGCAGCCTGTTCCGTTGTTACGCCGGCGGCGCGCACCTCGGCCAGGGACACGTATGTGCGCGTGGTGCCCATCAGGACGGCGGAGAAGTCCGATGTGGCTCCCGACGCGGTCTTGCGGAGTCGGGCCTTGTAGAACTTGCCCGTGGTACCCGCCGTGTCCGAGAAGGGATAGAGATCCTGATCCGCGGCGAGCGCGGGACGGGTGCCTGCACTCGTGATCTCGACGAAGGTCCCGGTCAGCGTATCCGAACGGTGCACGTCGATCCTGTCGTACTGGTCCAGCACCAGAGCCGGGTAGTCGACGAAGATCGAGAGGCGGATTCCCGGGCAGAGGTCTTCGGCGTTCACCAGCCGCGGCTTCGGCATTGCCCCTCCATTCGCCTCGGGTCTTGCCCGCCCATGGGAACCCGGCTCTCCAGCCGCCTGAGGTCCACCCTGACCTGCAACGATGCGAGGTACAGGGTCATGCCCACCGACACGTCGTCAGCCACTGCGGTTGCTTGGGCCGCGATGGGCTCGCCATTCCCGGCCCGAATGAGTCCAGCCCGGAAGCTCACCTCGGAGAAGCCCCGCGGAAGAGGAAGCCAGCGTTGACCGTCGCCGGCGTCGAGCGACAGGCCGGAGATCCGCTCCTGGAACACCAGAGAGGCCTGCCACTGCCCCCATCTGTCGAGGTCCTCACCCTTGGCCAGATCGAACGTGTGCGTGCGGCCGTCTCGGGTGTTGACCCGCAGAACGACCGCACGCATGACGGGACCTACGCTGCGCCCGGAGCGTCCTCGCGGGAGCGACGGCCGCGCGGCTGCGGGACCTCCGGAGGCGCCGGAGGCGAAGTGGCTTCGGCGATGGCCGGCGCGGCAGAGACCGCGCGTAGCCGGGGGGCGACGTTTGCGACCTGCTGAAACTTGAGACCCAGGCGCTTGAGATGCTGGGCCTCGTCTTCAGTCACCTCGGTCGTGACGCCCGGATGGAGATGGAGAGCTCCGGCATAGCTGCGTTGTGCGCTCGGCGGGAAACCCTCCACGTCCAGGGGAATGCCCAACTGGTCATAGACGATGAACACGTCAGATCACCTCGTGGCCTTCTGGCGGAGGATGGTGCCGGATTCCGGCGCCGGGGCGCTGGCATCCGGCGACGGCGGCGCGGGCTCGGCGGCGGCCGTCGAAACCGGGGGCGCAGGAGCGGAGGCATCGGGGACGTCCGCCTCCTCCAGGATCAAGAAGCCCGCGGAGGTCCTCAGGTACTCGATGCGCGCGGCTCCGTAGACTTCCACCGGCACGCCCCGCCGGAAGGCGAGGTCACCCATCGACCGCTGGATGGCCTCCCCTTGCCAGACTACGGTTGCGTGCTTCAGAGCCATCGGCTACGCGCCTTCGGCCCAGTTGAAGCTCTTCACCAGCGCGGTCAGCTCCTGCACCTGGCAGTCGACCTTGAGGTGCATCGCGGCCTGCCAGGTCCGCTTGTAGATGTCCTTGTCGTAGTCGATCTCCATGTCCAGGCCGATCGCCAGGATGAGGTTCCCGTTGAAGGTGCAGAGCGACTGCGGGGGGGCGGTGTAGGTGATCTTGACCGTCGCACCGCTCCCGATGGTCGACCCGCCGGTCCGGGCGATGGTCCCCAGAACAGCGTCCAGGACATAGTCGGTCGTCGCGGAGTAGGCGGGCGTCGGACTCTTGTTCAAGCCCGAGGGGAGAACGACGACGCTCGCCACGTTCTTGTAGCGGAGAGCGCTGGCAGTCGTCGCCGTCAGAACCAGGTGCTCGACGACCTTCGGCCGGTGACCGAACAGGGGAACCGGCACCAAGGGCACTCCGCCGAGCTTGATGGGCGCGTCATCCGACATCGCCTTGTCGCCCTCGGGGGTCGCCCGAGCCGAGACCTTGAGACGCATGATCTCGTCGGTGTCCGAGGAGACGAAGTGCCGCAGATCCCGGCGCCGCTTCCTGAACTTCGTCGGGAGCTTCCGGAACTGGTTGCTGAAGCCGGTGGCGCCGATGCCCCCGCCCAACTGATCCAGCGTCAGAGCGGAATCGGCCTGGCGGAGCCAGCCGTTGAACCCGCCCATGAAGCTGTCTTTCACGTAGAGCGTGTCGGAGCCCCCATCCTTGATGTCGCTCTCGAGCACGGCGGGCCCAAGGGTATCGCCCTCGATGGTCAGCTCCTCGACCTCGTTCTGCGCCTGGGTGGCCGCCATGCGCAGGAAGCGCTCCTCGGCGGTCATGCCCTGGATCGCGTACTGGAAGTAGTCCTTGGACACCTCCAGGGGGATGGTGATTCCGACCGGTTTGAGCTGGATCTTCGAGTGGCTCACGCCGCGCCGGGTGCCGTCATCCGACGCTTCGACCGAGAGCATCCCCACGCGCCTTCCGAAGGCGACCTTGTGGAGCTCCATGACGTCGTTGGTGAACTTCTCGAGACGGACGTGATTCTTCATCTCCGTCTCGTCGAACATGAAATCGATGACCGTGCTGGCCACCGCCGGGGGCATCTTGCCGGAACCTCCGGAAAGCGCACCGACCGCGGTGATGATGTCCTTCCGCGCCTGGATGATTTGCTCGTTCGTGATCTCTGGCATGGCTTCCTCCTGGCCCTACTCGGTCTTCCTGCCGGTGACCCAGGGCGGGACGGCAGCCGTGAAATCGACCTTCTTGTCACCGCCGTCGCCCGCCGGCGGCTTGGCCCCTCCCGCGTTCCCGGGGGGGTCGGTCTGCTTGCTCACGTGGCGCACGGCCTCCACGGCCTCGACGCGCGCGCCGAGCTTGGTCAGCGTGTCGTTGATGCCGGTGAGTGTCGTCTTGATCTCGCCGAGGTCCTTCTGGACGGCGACGGTGGCCTCGCCCCCGCCGGTGATGGCCTTGTGCGCCCCCGGGGTGAAGCGGATCTCGACCTCTTCCGAATACTGGAGGACGGGAGCCGCCAGGGCGGCCATAGAATCCAGGGCCTCCTTGCGGTAGGAGCCCTCGGTCTTGGCCACCAGGACGTGGCCTTCCTCATCCCGGCGGAAGCCGACGCAGTGAGGTTGGGGCTTGCCCCCGACCTTCTCCTTCTGCGCCGCGAGCTCCTGCTCCCTGGCTTCCTTCTGCGCCTTGATGAAGGTCTCGACGGTACCCGCGAGGGTATCGACCTTCTGCGACAGCGCCGCGATCGCATCCGGCGCCGGAGGGGTCCCGGCCCCAGCCCCGGCCGAGGCACTCACTGGGTCTGGCATCTGCTTCTCCTTGAGGACGAGGAAAGGGCGCTCGTTCGCGGGATTCCTGGCAAAGTGGACGCCGTCCACCCGCAGGGCCGTGAGCCGCGCCTCTATGTCACGCTCGTCTTGTGTCTGGTTCACTGCCACGAGTCGATCGTAGCAGGCTTGTTTGGGCGTTTTGTTTAGGCAGCAAACAAGGCGCGAGCGTCTCCGTCGATGGAGACCCCGGTGATCTCGCCGGTCTCAATGCGCCGCCAGTACTCGACGTTGCGGACCCAGAAGGTCACGATCCAGCTCCCCTTCTTGACGAAGGTCCGGCCGATCGTGAGGTCGCAGGGCGCTATCCAGGACTCGACGGGAACCACGTCGGGAACCGAGAGAATCTCGTGAAATGCGCCGATCTTCGTCGGCTCCAGCCCCGGGGGACGGGTCCGCCGCTCGCCGAAGTTAGCCAGCCAATCGTGGGCCGCTGCCTCGATGAGCGGGGCGTCGTAGATTTGGCGCTGGGCGTCGATCGTCTCGGGCTCGAGGACGATGGCTGTGGCAAGCTGGCGCGGCCCATCGGTCCGGATGATCGGGAACCAGGTCTCTTTCCGGACCCCGAGCTGGCCGTCCTGCGAGCCTGAATTTTCCGAGACAGTGTCGGAAATTCCAGCCGCGTCCTTTGCGACCGAGATCTCTACCTCGATCGGAGGATCATAGGCCTCGAGAATCTCCACCGGGACGCAGTAATACTCGCCTCCGGGCTTCATCGTGGCGACCTGGTCTCCGAGCGCCTGTGGGGCACCCCACATCACGGCGGGGTGCGCGAATGGCAGGGGGTTCGGGATCTGCTCGGCGCTCGAGAAGGGCCCCACAGCGGCTCCGGGTACTGCGATCCCGTAGATCTCGGAGCCATCGTCGCCGACGAGGAAGTGCATCTCTCCCTCGGCGGGAGGCTCCTCGGTCAGAATCACCGTCGGCAGTCCCGCGACGGCGCGCTGACAGAGGCCCGCGGGATCCTTGACGGCGAGGGCCGGGAGCGCAGAGGCCAGCGGCATCCCCTTCTCGGCCTTGACCTCGTACAGGCGCTTCTTTCGGGGGCCGCCGGCCACGTCGATCAACCGCACCTTGCCTTTCCCGCCTCCGGTCCCAGGCCAGATGATCGGAGGAGGAAGGGCGTTCGGATTGCCCTCGATGGTCACGATGTCTTTCTGGGCCTTCGTCGCGGCCGCGAACTCGATGGGCTTGTGCCCGTGCGCCTTGAGCCAGGCTCGAGCTTCAGCCGGCGAGAACTTCGAGGCATCGAAGCGGATGGCCTGGATTTCGGACTTCCCCTCCTTGATGCCGAAGATGAAGTCGATTCCCGCACCGCCCACGTCGTTCTTTCGGGCGAAGCTGTCATACTTGGACGGGCTGTTGATCCTGGCCGAGTGCTCGTTGGGGTAAGGCATCTTACTTCTCCGCCATCGCCTCGCGGACGAGCTCGCGGAGCTCGCCACGGATTGCATCGCGCAGGGTCATTCGCAGCTCGTCCCGGAGCTCGTCCCGGAGCCGCTGGGGCAGGAGGTCCCCGTCTCCATCTTCTGAACCGAGGTCCTTGTTCAGGCGCACCGGGTTGCCGGCGGCGCCGAGCTTCACCTCGGCTTTGCGCAGGGGAGCTATCTTCTCCGCTACCTGCAGGGTCATCGGCACATCGGGGTCGACGCCCCGGACTGGGCCCAGGGTCTTGTTGAGCACGTCCTCGGTGATCTCTCGGGAGATGCGCGGATTCATCCCTCCCGTGAATTCTGCTGCTCGCAGGACGTTGATGAGGTCCTGGTCGTCGGTCACATTGGGCCCGCGGGAGACGATCCGGTGGTAGATGATGCCCATCGCCGGCAGGATTTCGGTGTTCATCGTGTCATCGTCGTCGTCGCGCTCGGGCCGGAAGACCTGCTCGTCTCCGAGCTTCACCACGACCTCGATCGTCGACCTCGAGCTCTCCTCCGCCCTCCCAACGAAGACGCCGCCAAAGCGGAAATTGCTCCGGAGTTTCTTCGCGGCCTCCGCCTGGAACTTGACGTACATGGCGTCTTGCGTCTGGTTCTTCGCCATGGGAATGACGTCGATCTTGGAAGCGCCGGTGTCGAGGCCACCGGTACCCTCACTCTCGGCCTCGAGGATGACGAACTGACTCCGGTTGCGGCGGCCCTTGATCTCGGTGGCGAACTTCTCCAGTCGATCGATGGTCCCTTGTGTGGCCTTCGCGTTGGCGCCGGAGACCAGGATCATCATGGCGGGGATGGCGTTGTTCTCGAGCGTGGAATAGTTGACTTCGTCCGCGGCGCGGTCGCCGTAGATCGTGATGGCGTTGCCCATGAACCGAACCAACCCGTAGGGACTCCGGTCGGTGCCGAGCTTCCAGTGAAAGACCTCGTTGGCCCGGAATTCCGGCGGCAGTCTCTTATCGGCCACGGTGCCATCTCGGCAGTCGATGATCCGTGGGTCGCCGAACTCCTTGAACCAGCGGAGCTGTACTCCGCCCCCGACCGATTGGACGTAGCGTCGGAAGCGCTTCAGTGTCCGTATCTTGCGGACCTTGTGGGTGAAGCCGTCCTCCTGCACCTCCAGGCAGGGAACGTCGATCTCTGTAAACTCCGTGTCGAGCCGCCCGATCCTGAGCTGGTAGCCAGGGAAGTAGCGGAAGCCGTCGATGATTGGCTCTTGCCCTTCTGGTGCCGACGCGGCCCGAAGGATCTCCCACGCTGCGTTGCCGCATCGCTCGCGGCTATCCACAGTCCGCTTCTTCAGCTTCGTGAGCGATGAGCCGAGGACCGCGTTGCGGAGCTTGTTCATCGCCCGGATGTACTCGAGCCGGACTTCCTTCTTAAGGGCCTCTGGCACCGCGGGGTCCGAGACGTCGAAGCGCGGCTCCAGTTTCCAGCCGAAACCCGCGATGTTCGTCACCATGGTGTCGATGCACTGCTTGAGCTCGGTGGAGTATTCCGGCAGCATGTAGAGCGTCAGGAGATCAAACGGAGGTTCGATCACCAGGCCGGCGGTGATGGCCGCCTGCAGGAACTCATCCTCGATCTGCTTCGTCTCTTCGCGTTGGTCCGGAAGCTGGGCCCGAATGATCGTCGCCTTCAGCACGCGACGGTTGGACTTCTGCCCCTCTGAGCCTGGGACCTGGGGGCTGTCCTGTGTTCCGGCTCCGTTCTGCCCGGATGGGAGTCGGTCGACGGCGGCGCTCATCCGGAACCCCCGATGAGCCCGGGCTCGCGTTCGCGCACCTTCCGCCGGGAGCCCCGGTGCGATGCGGCGAGAGCGAGATCGAGAGCGTCGAAACCATCGTCGAATTTGCCGTCAGGCATGAGCACGAGCTGCTCAATCAGCTTCTCGGTCCCGGGCAGGAAGTGCACCTGGTGAGCCTCGGTTCGAGTGGCGAGGCGCCAGGCGCGAGCCTCTTTGTTCACGCTGGTGATGATGGGGATGACCGGCACGTCCGGCGCCGCCTCCCGGACGAGATCCACCTGGGCGTCTTGGTAGGCGTTGGCTTCGATCCCCACGCGGACGGCTTTGCCTCCCAGCGGCCAGTCGGTACGGCCGAGCTCGACGATCTTCGTCGTCTGTTCCGTGGGACGCAGACGCCCCTCGAAGAAGGCGAGGACCCAGATGTGGTAGGCCTTGTCGATCTTGATGGTGACCGAGGCGAACTTGTCGGCCTTCGCATGGGTCTTCACGGCGAGGTCGTTCCCGATGAAGACCATGCCCTCCTCGGGTACGTCCTCGGGATTCGCACGAAGGCAGTCGTCGAAGCGGAAGATCTTCCCCTTCATCAGTTCCGTGTCGCACTGCATCTGGCTGTTCCAGGCGAGAGGCCCCATTTCCTCGCGCATCGCCTGCAGGAGCGCGACCGGGAAGCGCTCCGGCCACGGGCTCTGCTCCTCACTGGTCACGGGGTCCGGCTCGAGGGCACGGATGATGAGCGCCGCGTCCTTCATCTCGTTGATGAGGAGATGCCCGTACAGGTCTTCGTGGTGGTACCGGGTGCCGATGACGTGGAGCTGTCCGGCCCAGGGCTGCTCCGGGGTCGCCGGGTTCAGTGCCGGCCGCATGACCGTGTAGTACCAGGCGTGAATCTTCTCCCGCTGCCCAGGCGTCAGGGAATTGGCAAGCTCGATGAGGTCGTCGCAGATGATGACGTCGAAGTGGTGAGACGGCAAAGCGCCGAGGACTCCGATGGTCAGGACCGTCGGGGTGACGGTCCGCATCCTGATGCCCTTCACCTCGATGGCCTCTTCGCTCCAGGTGTTGGTCCCGACATAGTCCCCGAAGATCTCGCGGAGGCGCTCATTCGATTCGAAGTGCCCCTTGATCTCCTTGAGCATGGCCTGGGCGTTCCCGGCCTTCTTCGAGGCGATGAGGATCTTGATGTCCCGGTGCTTCAGGATGAGGTGGATGATCTTGGTGATGGTGCCGAGTTTAGTTTTGCCGCCGTTCCTGAAAGCAAGGATCAGCGAGTGCTTCCGTCGAAACTGATGGAGGATGATCCTGCGGTGGATGTTCGGATGGACCTGGTAGCCGAGGATGAGCTCGGCCAGCATGTCGAGTCGGTCGCCCTCAAGGATGCAGCGGCGGATCCACTCGTTCCGCATCGCGCGGATCTGGGCGAAGCCTTCGAGAAGGCCGTCGCGATTTGACGCGAGGACCCTCCCGAAGTTTGGCGCCCGCGCCGCGGCTTGCATCTCCCTACGTCGGCTCGAACTGCCGAGCGTGGCCGGCCACGTCGATCCAGACCTTCGGCAGATCGGTGCCGCCGATCATGCCGGTGGCCGTGTAAGCCGCGTTGGCCACGGTCTCGACGATGGGTACGTTGCCGGCGACACCCTTCGCGTCGTTGGTCAGAGCGACCTTGGCGGCGACCACATGCGTCTCCGTGATGCTGAGGATCCCTCCCGCCTTCATGGCGACAAGGACGGCGGCGGTCTCATCCCGAACGGCGTTTGCATCCTCGGTCCCGACGAGCGTGACTTCCCATTCGTTTGCGCCCGGGGCCCTCGAGCCGTCCTTGTCGTAGTAGACCTCTTGGACCGCGTGGGCGCCGTCCCCGATGTGGAAGTGATCGGTCCCGCCCGCGGCGATCGACGCCGCGGCGACGACGTTGAGCTCGCCGGTTGCCGCGACCCCACCCGTCAGCGCGGTGACCTTGACGAAGAATCGCCGGCCCTTCGCCTCAAAGGCGACTGCCTTGTTCGCGGTGACGCTCGCGAACGTAACTGCGGGCGATGCTGAGACGAACGCACCGGCCCTCTCGTTCCAGAAGAGAACCTCCAGATCGCAGCTAGAGATCCCCCCGGAGAAGGTCACATTGACGACTGCCTCCCGGAAACCCCGGGCATCGACGCCCAGGGCGGGATCGGTCGGATTCGACGAATCGACCGCCGCGACCGCCTCCCGATGAAGGGAGAAGTCCGGGGATTGCGCGAGCTGGTTGCGCCCCGGAAGAAGACCCATTGGCAGACCTCGCTACCTAGTTAGGCGTCGCACTCCCAGATGAGATTCTCTCCGGCCGCGTTCACATCCCCATCCGCCCCGAGCGTGAACCCGTTCACGAGCTGGGTGATGCCGTTGGACGAGACGTAACTCCGCGTCCCGGCGGCGATCTGCTTGATCGCGTAGCCGGCGGGCATCAAGTCATTCCAGAAGAACGCGTCGCCCGAGGTCACGTTGAAGACGCGGACCCTGCGGGGCCGGAAACCCGGGGTGGTGACGTTGTATGCGGACCCGGTGGCGACCAGGCCACCGTTCGGCTGAAGCACGCCAGAGCTCATCTTTTCCTCCAGAGGTGGGAAACAAGGCCTCACAAGGATCTTACAAGGCCGTTCACTCCTTGCGACTGAAATTCGAAGCCCGGGCCCCGACCGTCTTACTCGCTCCCCCGCGGGTAAAGATTGGCTTCCCGCCGGCCGAGAAGTCCGGCGGAGGCAGCGGAATCGGCGAGTCGGCAGGGAAAGGGGTGGAGGTAAAGCCTGTCGGCGCGGGGCCATCGCCACTGAGGGGCGCGCCGAGCATGGAGTTGTCGCCGTAGCGGCGTACGATGGCATCGAGCTCCTGCATCTCCTTGACCAGAAGCCGCCGCAAGGCCGTGTTGTCCATGTCCTTGACCAGCACGCCGGCCAGGACCTCGGTGCGTTTCGGGGCCCGCTCGAGCACCCCGAGCTCCTGCCCCTTCTCCAGGATCTTGTCGGCGATTTCGCTCTTGAGCTTGATTGCCCCGAGCCGGGCCTTGGGGTCGATCGTCACCGTCGGGGATTGGCCGGGGAGGCATTCATCCGGCTCGACCGCCACCATCAGCGTCGCGATGAGCTCGTTCAACTCCCTGAGGCGTCCGCGCTGAAACCTGCAGTAGTCAAGGTAGACCTCTTCGGTCGTCTTGGCCGTGATCCGCGCGACCTCTCGACGGTCCAATTCGGCCCGCAGGGCGCGGAACGTGGCCTCGTTGAGGCCCATGGCCGCCGCGATGTCATCGTCGTCCTCTCCCCCTTCGATCCGGCCTCGAATCTGAGCGATGAGTCGCGCGCGCGCGCTGGCCGGTACGACTACCAGCTCGGAACCAAGCGGGCCGCCCGGGGTGATCTCGCCGGGGGGGAAGTCGTCCGGCGGGACCTCGGTATCTATCTGTCTGGGCGCATTGCTCAAAAGGGGCCCCAACAAGCCTCGATTCAAGGGTAACATGGCCTCTCAAGGAGGCGGGTCTTGTTCGGCGAAGGTCTCCATCGATGCAAGCGGATCGCGGCCGGTGATGCCGCGGCTGCTCTCGCTGCCGTCGGCGGTGTCGCCTTGGACGGCAGTGGCCACCTCTTCGACCACCAGCGAGGGGACGGAATCAGACAGATCCATCCCCTACTCGCCCTGGTTCTCCGCGCTGGGGGCAGTACGATCCGCGACGCCGGGGCGGTGCTGGGCCTGCACGCCGCCTATGCCGGGGGCTACCGCGCCGGCTTCGGCGGAGCCGTCTGCGAGGACTGGCGAACCGACCTATGGAAGGCGGGGCATGTCGATGGCGCGCGGGACCGAGAGGCCCTTCAGCCCATCCGAGCAGTCCCTCCCCTCGGCCCCCTACCCCTCAGGGAGCGGCGCTTCTGACCAGTCATTTCCCAGACAGTGTCGGAAATTTCAGCCAGCTCCCGAACCGGCCTTTTCGATGCGCTGGGCCCGGGCTCCGTGGCGCGTCAGGACCGAGTCCACCGTCTTCCGGGTGGTCCCGAACTTCTCCGCGAGCTCGTCCCCGGTGGCACCCGTCTCGAGGTACTCGGCCACCAGGGCGCCCTCGAGCGCCGGGTCGAGACCGGTCCGCTTCTCTCGCACCGGCCTCGTGAGAGCCTCCTCGATGCCCCACTTCCGGATGCGCGCGTGCAGCCCGGGCAGCGACAATCCGAGGTGCTCGGCCCACTCGACGTGGGACTTCCGCATCCCGTTGAACTCGATGTAGCGCGTGTTGGTCTTGTTCCGCGCCTGCTCCTCGGGAATCTCCCACCGCACGTTGCCGGGTTCGTAGCCCAAGGCGTTCTTCTTGCGCCCCACCGAATGCTTCGGCGAGGGACGAGGGCCCATGTGCGCAAGGAAGACCGGGAAGTTGTTGCGCCACTCCGGCGCCATGGTGATCCCGCGCGCGCCGTACCGGGCGAAGTCCTCCGAGTGAGGATTGAAGCACCTCTCCTTGATGCCGATCCAGATGGAGTACTCCGGGAGTCCAGTCATGAAACGGTCCGCCCCCGCCGCCGGCGGTGTTCCCTGGGTCGCGGTCTCCCCGGTGACCGGTACCCCCGCCCGGTCGCATTTCGGGCATTGGCGACGCCGACGGAGGAAGAGGGCGGTGTGCTCGACCTTGAGCTCTGCGCCGCAATCGCAACGGCACGGCCACCTGGCGATGAGGCGGCCCCACTTCACCCGGGCCACGGGCCGGCCGATGATCGTCAGCCTCCCGAAGAACCTTCGACGGGGGACCGCGGCCGCGTTCACGGCCATCTACGGGGCCAGACGATTCGGCCCGCCGCCGCGGGTGGGGCCGCGATTCATAGGCTGGATCTGTAGACGATCCTGCACCCGAGCGAGCTCTCCCCGGAGTAGAAGATCGTCCTCGCTCAATCGCGCGACCGACTTGAGCATGTCCTTCTCGAGCTGGTGGCTCGACCTCTCGGCCTGCAGGAGATCGGAGCGCACGCTCGCCGTGTAGCCGCCGACGATGCCCGCTACGCCTCCGAATACCGCGACCACAAGCGCCCCGATGGCGAGCCACGCCTTGAGACGCTGGCCAGGAGCGGGGCGCTGCTCGTTCTCGATGGCTGCGAAGCGCCTGTCGCATTCGGCGTGCTTCTCGCGCATCTTCTGGTCTCTCTTTTCCCGGTCCTCCACGAGTGCGGCCTGCACCTCGTCGCGATAGGAGTCGATCTTCTGCCCGAGCAGTTCCTGGCGCTCCAGGACCTCTTCGAGCCGATCGCGACGTTGCCGGTCCCGCTCCTCGAGCCTGGCCAATCGCTCAGCTTCGGTCCGAGGATTCGCGGTGCCGCTTGTGTGATCCGGGCTCGAATCGCCCCGCTCCGTTCCCATGCCGTTGTCCTCCAACCTCTTCTCGGACGCGATCATCACGCGATTCCGTTCTTGTAGTCGACGACGTTCTTCCCGAGGATCATGGCTGCTCGCCGGAGCTGCAGGGACCATCCGGGGAGAGCCCAGACCTCCTGGCAGAGATGCAGGAGCGCGGCCGCAGCCTCCTCCCAGGACCGGGTCCCCCGCTCCAGGATCCGGGAGAAGGCATCCTCGGGGGAAACGGGAAGGCACCCCTGGC